AGGAGCCATAGCAGAGGGGACAGGTTGACCTTTATAATTAATTGTTGTTTCGTCCGCATACGATACTCCTACGGCTAAAAACCCACCGAGTAAAAGACCTAGTAATAGATATGTAAGTGTTTTCATTCATCGTTCCTAGGGTATCCTGGAAATTCGTCCCAGCTTTCAGTTTCTTCGTTCCACAAGTACGGGTACGTATTATCAGGTGGAGCAAACGGCGGAACATAGGATATTGCCTCTTCGTTCCATACCCAGCCTTTTGTGATTGTGCCGTTAAAAGCGTTTTCACGTTGTATTGCCCTTGCAGCGGCAATCTCTTCTTCCGTAAGTTGTACTTCTTCTATGTTATCTTCCATTACCATCCCCAAGCTACAAATGAGTACCTAGTGCCTTTAGTAATTGTCGTTACAGCATGTGGGTACAAAAAGTTAGATGGAAATATAACAATGTCCCCAGCACTCAAATTTAACTTTTTACCATCAAACATCAAAAAGTCACCGCCTTCAAATTCATCATTAAGCAATCCAAGTATAGTTAATATTGGAACGCCTTTTGTTTCGCCATCAAACAACGTGTGTATGTGGTCATGATGCATCTTCATATTTGTACCGACTTTGTATCGGTTGAATCGTACTGGACAGATTTTCTGCAAAGGGAACTTAATAGGCGCAATTTTTAATAGATAATCATTAACGCAACTATTAATTACTTCCGACAGTTGATTTTTATGTATATCGTCTTCATACGTTATTTCGAGGTCGTCTTCGTAAGTTGTAATTTTATTAGTTAATGGGTCGCTATATTTATGTTTTTCCCATTGCAATTTATCTATTTTAGTAATTAGGTTTTTGCATATTTCTAAGTTATTGACGCTATAAATAGCTACATAATCTTGTAGGGTCATCTTCATTAATGTAAATACAAGGCTGTTGCGGACTTCTCATCGCCAATGTATCCTCGTATAAATGTGTTAAACGATATACTAATTCTAGTTTCTTCGCTTATTGTCGGCGGAACTTCATGCACAAAACTTGAAGGAAACAAAACCAAATCGCCAGTTTCAACTAAAATTGCTACATCATTACTATTATAGTTATTTGGCTGGCCTGTTATTAAACTAAAAAATGAAGTCCTATCCTTATGGAACTTAATCATATCTTCACCTTTTACAGCATTTATGTAAAAAACCCCCGATATAAAACTGTTAGGATGGCTATGCTTATGGTGAAACTCTTTTGGCTTCGTGTAGTTAGCCCAAGATTGCGTTATATAAACATCTAAGTCTTTATTTTCATACAAGCTATCAACATACTCTTTAATACATTGCGTAATAAAATGCTTCAATTCAGCAAACACGGGATGATTTAAAACATATCCATCCTCACCCCTTAAATTTCCCATATTTTCTATTTTAGGCGCATTAAGCAAATGTTCTTTTTGATGTAAACTTATAGGCTTGTTTATGTTTGTTATATATAACGGCGTTGGAAACAAGTCCATTATTTTTGGGTTGTTCATTATGAAAATGTAACTTCTTTTTTAGTTATAGATTGAACTGTCTGTTTATGCTCTATTGCCATACTTAAATCATCAGTGGCAATTAGTTGAATATTTGTAGGGTCAATACTGCCAGCAATCATTTGTGTTTCAGCAGGAATGATACCTATGTTTTTTAACGCTTGCCAAGTTATTGGATTGCTCATTGCATTTTTTATTTTTGCTGCTGATGGACGGCCAGTTGCAATAATTTCAGCCTGCATTTCTCTAGCAAGCAAAACTGTAAATTCATTTGCGGCATTTACTTCAAACATTTCCTCATCAGTATATGGCGTTCCATCAGAATGTTTTAATCTTGTTGGCTCCGCTAGTTCATAACACTCGGCTAGGTATCGCTCAAGAATTTTTATTTCTTCACGGTTTTGCTCAAAATTACGTGCCTGTTCCTCCTGCGCGGATTCCATTTCAATAATTTCTGCTTCTAATCTTAAAATAACATGCGGCAATGCTGGAACAGATTTAAGATGTTCTAATTCAGCAAATTTGGCTTGCCTTTCTAATTCAGCCACTTTCTCTAATGCTGCAGCTCTTTTTCTGCTATCCATAAATCCATGCAAAGTTTGTATTTTTGCCCATAAAGTTTCACCGATTACTTGGTATCTGTAGTTAAATTCTGAATTAAGTTTTGCCATATTTTTGTCTTTTTATGTGAATGAATAAGTAGCACAGGCAATGCTGCTTTTTAATGCCCCAATGCCTGTAATAGCTGATGCTACCACCCCAGTATTTGAAACAAGATTTGTTGCGTTTTGACGAAGTGGAGCAATAAAACCAAAACCAAATATGGCTTTATCTCCACCGTAAACAGCCCCTGCGTGTGATGCCCTTGCAGGACCTGCAATAGTGTTATTAGCCGACATCACCCCAGTGTTCGAAACGAGATTTGCCGCCAGTAGATAGTTGGCAGGTGCAATACCTGGAGAACCCCATGTAAAAATTGCTTTATCTCCACCATACCCAGCACCTGCAGAACTTAATCTTGCTGTAACACCTGGAACGCCGGGGGTATCCGCTGCAACAACACCAGTATTTGAAACAAGATTGGTAATTGATACAAGTGAGGGCGTTGTCCCCAGTGCAAATAGTGCTTTATCACCACCATATCCAGCAGCAGATAAACTTTGTCTTGCGGAGCCAACGCCGGGAGTATTCCCTGCCATTACTCCAGTATTTGAAACTAAATTTGTTATATTTAACAATGATGATGCAACTGGTGATGCCGGTGTTCTCCCAAACCCAAATATTGCTTTATCTGTACCATATCCAGCAGAAGCTCCACCATCTCTTGCAGTGCCAACACCAGAAGTATCCGTTGCAACAACACCAGTATTTGAAACTAAATTTGTTATATTTACTCGAATTGGAGTTGCCCCAAACCCAAATATGGCTTTATCACCACCATATCCAGCACCAGTTGCATCGGACCTTGCTGTGCCTGTACCAGGGGTATCCCCTGCCATTACTCCAGTATTTGAAACTAAATTAATTGCGTTTGTAACAGCTGTGGGATTTCTCCCAAATGCAAAAATTGCTCTTTGTGTTGGAGTAAAAGCTGATTTACCCCAAAAGTTAGTAGGCATGATAATAGCGCCACTTGGCACACCAGCAAGGGCGCGAACTGCCGTATCGTTTAAACTAATCGTTGCCGTAGGGGATAAGCCTAGCTCTAGAGCAATAGACTGGCCTGCTACTGGACCAGCTAAACTAATTGCGCCTGAAGGATTAAGTGCCATAATTACGGAGTCCCATATGCTGTAACATCTAGTAATGTTACAAAGTTACCTGATGAATCTAACGAGGCTACATTCGTGCCATTATAACTGAAATATAGCTTTGTGCCACTAGGGGTTATGTTCCAACCACCTGCATTAGTAATCTGTGTGGCGTTTGTAGCATTAGTAGCGTTGGTTGCATTCGTTGCATTGGTAGCGTTTGTAGCATTAGTTGCCGTAGCTGCGTTACCGGTTGTGTTTTGGTTCCACGTTGGAACAGTTCCAGCCAAGTTAGCGTATGTGTAGCCTGTGCAATTTGTAAGTGTTCCTGAGGTAGGAGTACCTAAAAGCGGGGTTGTTAATGTAGGACTGCTTGCTCTAACTACTGCACCTGTACCCGTTGCTGTTGTAACACCTGTACCGCCAGAAGTAACTGGAAGAGCATTTAAAATAACTGCATCTGTAGCCGCTAGTATTGGAGTTACTACTGAGGTTGAATAGGTACCTGTACTTGTTACGTTTGTTCCGTCGTTATATACCAGAGCTGATAGTGTAGATGGAATTGCAACCCCTGTACCCGTAGCGTTCTTAACCGTAATAATATCGGCGGTATCGTTCTGGATTAAATATTGTTTTTCGATAGCTGGTACGATTAAGTTTCTAGCGCCTGCTGTTGTACCTGTTAACCTTAATCGTAGATTACGAGCCGTTTGCGAGCCGTTAGTATTAGTAAGCGTTAAAGTTACATTGGCACTAGCAAAAGTTACATCTGCCGAACCTGTAATAGCCTCTTCAATAGCCGTCCCTAGGTTGGTGTTTGTGGTTGTGCCCCATACAGCCGATTGCTCACCTGTAGCAATCAGTTCAATCTTAAGTGGTGAATAGGTACTTGCCATTGTTTAATCCTTTACTTAACGTAACTCGTACCAGAATAAAGTGCCGCCAGTTGTAGTAACCAGGTAAGTGGACCCTGCTGGAACAATTGCAGTTAAAGTGTAGTTAACTGGACCTGCTGTATACCCAGTTCTTCCAATCATAAGGCCATCTACCGTTAAGTTAAGTGTTCCATCATCTTGTTCCATCCTAACTGAGATGAAAATAGGTCGACCTGTACTATTAGTATAAGTAGTCGATGCTGCTCTACTTGCTGTTACATCTTGCCAAGTCTGACCTACACCTATTGCATTTGCAGCACTTGTAGCTGTTGCAGCATTGCCGCCGATTGACAGACCCGCAGCAGTGCCTGTTATGTTTGTACCCACTAAAGCAGAAGGTGTTCCTAGCGCTGGTGATACTAATGTAGGGCTGTTTGATAGTACGTTAGCCCCAGAACCAGTGCTTGTGGTTACGCCTGTGCCACCGTTAGCGACCGGAAGTGTTCCAGTAACGCCTGTAGTCATTGGAAGACCGGTACAGTTAGTCAATGTGCCTGATGTAGGGGTGCCTAAAATAGGTGATACTAAAGTTGGAGCATTTGCTAATACTACGCCGCCAGTTCCGGTAGAAGCTGTAGTCGACCCTGTTCCACCATTAGCGACTGGAAGAGTACCTGTAACGCCCGTAGTTAATGGTAATCCAGTTGCATTGGTAAGAACTACCGCTGATGGTATGCCTAATGCAGGGGTTGTTAATACTGGACTTGACGCCCTAACTACTGAACCCGTACCTGTAACAGTTGTAACACCTGTACCACCTGATGTAACTGCTAACGGGTTAACAAACGCTGCGTCAGTAGCCACTAATACCGGTGTTACTAATGACGTTGAGTATATGCTTGCACAAGATACGTTTACACCGTCGTTAAACACAACAGCACTCATAGTTGTAGGTACGGCAACGCCTGTACCGGTAGAGTTTTTAACTGTTATTGTGTCAGCCGTGTCATTCTGTATTAAGTACTGTTTCTCAATGGCAGGTACGATTAACTCTCTAGCCCCAGCAGTTGTACCCGTTAGTCTTAAACGTAGGTTGCGAGCGGTTTGCGTTCCGTTTGTGTTTGTCAGGGCTATAGTTACATTGGCACTAGCAAAAGTTACATCTGCAGAACCCGTAATTGCTTCTTCAATAGCAGTGCCTAGATTGACGTTTGTAGTTGACCCCCACGTACCTGACTGTTCGCCGGTGGTGATTAGTTCAATCTTAAGTGGTGAATAGGTACTTGCCATTATTTAATCCTTTACGCTGCTACCATACTTTTATATAGCCGTGCTAGTACAGCTTCGCGTCCATTGTCTATTACTAAAGGCTCTTTTACTGCTTCTTCTAATACTTCAGCACTTTCTTCAACAGGCTCAGGCTCAACGGCAACTGTGGATTTACCTCGCAGTAACTGCTCCCACTTAATTCGGGCTTCTTCTTCGGGCGTTAATTCTATTTCTTCTTCAGCCATTGTAATTACTCTTTATTTAGGGTTGTTGCAAATAAGGAAAACCCCGTAACCGTTATTGCTACGCTTTGTGATTCTACTTGTGGAGCCTCATTTGCTTGTGTTTCTTTGCTATCGCATTTTACCGCATCTTCTTGATTAGGTATAGTATTTGTCATTATGGTATCCCTGTCCAGTTTGGTGATTGTGTATCGTTAATTGCAACCCAAGTACTTCCTTGACTATCATCTATCACAGCCCAATTAGGGTTCTGTGCATCGTTAATCTGCCCCCATACTAACACAAATCCAATAGCCCCAACACCTTCTACGCCTGATACTTGGACGTTAGTTACTACGTATACGGTTTCATTGCCTAGTACACCTGTACCTAGTACACCCGTTGCGAATACATTGGTTGTTGGATATACAGCTACACTACCTAATTGTCCTGTACCAAATACACCGGTTGGGGATATATTAGCAGTGCCTGTCATCGAGACAGTACCGACAAACCCTGTACCAACTACTCCGGTTGCATTTACCGTAGCTTTGGCTGTAACCGTAACATCGCCAACAAACCCAGTCGCAAAGTTTCCTGTAGGAAATACCGTAGCGCCTAGAGAGAACGTTACATCCCCTACTTGACCTGTGCCAAATACACCCGTAGTCGTTACGTTTGCTATACCCGTAACACTTACATCACCTACAAAGCCTTCACCATAAACACCAGTAACATATATGTTACCACCCGCAGTTATTGTTACACTGCCTACATATCCAGTTGCTGCTAAACCTGTTACTGTGGCGTTTGCCGCTGCGCTTGTTGTTACATTGCCAACAAACCCTGTTGCTTGTAGCCCTGTTGGGGATACGTTTACTATTGGGTAAACAGTGATATCACCTAGTTCACCTACCGCAAATAATCCTGTTGGATATACATTTGCTTTTGCTACTGTTGTAACTGTGCCTAGTTCAGCAGTGCCTTCTACGCCTACAGCAAACACAATACTAGGGGCTGAACCGCCTACATCGGCAAAGGGTGCTTCAGCAAATGAGCTAAACCCAAACATTATTTAGCCTTCTTTAGCTCATCTACTTCCGCTTTTAGTTCTTTAATTGCTTCTATCAATAAGGGTACTAATTTTTCGTATTGCACTGTGAGGTATTCTTTACCAGACTTGCTTTTACCTCCATCTAACGGGTCTCTATCAAATGGGGCGAAAGCTACCGCTTCAGGGCAGACTTTTTGAACTTGCTGTGCTAGTACACCTACGTCAGACTTAGGCGGGTAAAAATCCCATTTGTTACATTCTTCTAAATCCCAATCATACGTAACACCATTAATCGCTTTAACTTTATCTAAAGCGTTAGGTATGTTAACAACATTGTATTTTAAACGTTCATCGGAAGAATACGCTGTTACGTTTCCAGTATTAATCTGGTTTCCAGAACCATCCCAATATACTCGCCAAGTACTATTGCTATAATAAAATCCAGAAGCAGCGGCTTGCATCATTAACGTGCCCGATACTCCTGAAAAGGAAATACCAGCATAACCAGAGGTTGTTCCTGACACTCCAATTGACCCGTAAGAACCGTAATCAACAGCATTGCCTGTAATACGTTGCCATGTAGCTGAAGATAATGCAGAAGCCGTTGTAGCCGTTGCCGCATTACCCGTCGTGTTTTGATTCCATGTCGGGACTGTACCTGTAAGCCCTGAATAAGCCACGTTTGTAGCCGTTGCCGCATTACCCGTACAAGAACCCGCTGAACCTGTAGTGTTTTGGTTTAAGGTAGGGACATCGCCGGCTACGATTGCAGCCATTACTACGTTTGTGCCATTACCGCGTAAGTAGTATCCAGATGTTGTTGCGGCAGCTAGTGCGTTTATTGCAGCTTGAGCGGTTGTTGCACCTGTACCACCGTTAGCAATGTTTAAAGTACCTGCTAAAGTCACTGTACCTGATGTAGGTGAACTTGGGGTAAAGCCTGTAGTTCCTGCACTGAATGTAGTTTGCGTTACTGTAGCCCAAGAGGTGTCAGTACCATCAGTAGTTAAGTATTTACCACTATTAGTGGCTTGACTAGGAGCAAGTGCATTGAATGCCGCGTTAGCTGTTGTTTGGCCTGTACCACCGTTAGCAATACCTAGAGTGCCTGATACTGCAGAAGCAAGGGCTATTTTACCCCAAGAAGGAGCTGCATTTAACCCCCCTGATATTAAGGCATTGCCAGTAGCAACGTCAGCTAGTCTAGCTAAAGAAGTTGTTGTATCCGCATAAAGTATATCGCCAATTGAGTATGAGCTTTGGTCCGTACCACCTTGAGTTGCACCTAGTACCCCGCTTGTTACTTGGCTCATTGAAATAGCGATATTAGTGTCGGCTAAGGCTGTTAACTGCCCCTGTGCATTGACTGTAGCAGTTAGTGTTTTGCTTGCAGCGCCGTATGATGCAGGTGTAACTGCGGTATTAGCGATATTAAATGTTGTTGCTGGGCTTAAGGTTAATCCTGTTCCAGCGTTGTATACTTGAGAAGAGGTTATTTGAGCAAACGTAATGTTAGTAGTACCAAACGTAATGACGCCTGGAGTGTTGCATACATAAGTTTCACCTGCCCCAGTATTACCGCTTGTTACAAAGAAAGCGTCGCCGTTACCTAACGCATTAGGGTCTTTTAGGCCATACGAGTCTGCGTCAGTAGCACGAGTTAATACCCAGTTTGTAGCGCCACTACCTACCGTGGTGACGGTGTATACCCCATTTTGAGTAGCGTTTGTTTGGTTGTATACAAGTATCCTATCGTTAACAGAAGCCACAATGCCGTCTGGAGTAAACGCAACTTGGGTCCCCGCGTTAGTAAGGGTAGCGCCTACGCCTGCTGTACCGTTATTGTATGTAGCAGTTAGGTTGCCTGTAGTATCAGGAACTTCGTATTTAACTGGGTCGTGAAAAGTAATACCAGAAGAGACTAATCCATCTACGTACTGTTTAGTTGCTAGGTCTAAAGCTACGGAAGGGTCTTGTGTTACTGTTACAGATGTTAGCCCGGCAAGCGTAGTTGCTGTAGCGCCTAGATTTACAGGTGTCGTACCGATTGTTGCAGCGTAGTTAGAGGTACCACTGGCATCAACCCACACGCCTTTCTCAGATGGGTAGGTTATGAATACGTCTTTAGTACCAGCAGAGAACGTAACAATAGTATTGCTATTAGACGAGGAAAGGATAGTGTCACGAGACAGCGTATCTGTAGCCGTGGTGTATGTACCAATGCCCACTTCCCATTCATTCGAAGTTTGCCCTGCAATAGCATAGTAGGTCGTATTGCCGTTACCAATCGTACTAAAGGTTTGGTATGCACCTGTAGCGCCATCAAGCGCAATTGCCCCAGTACCAGTCGATACTGAGGTTTCCTTAACCCGGTCTTTAAGAACTAGAGCCATTTGAGACTCCTATTCTAGGCTATACGAATGATTGCGTCAGTTGCGTCCGCTGTTGGGAATATGATTGTAAAGTCACCGGCAGTAGATGATTTATCGGAACCGAAGTCCAACGCTGCAACTGCAGTATCGTCTGTGCTGTTATATATCAATGCGCCACGAGCAGTAATAGTCGCTGCAGACCAAGTAGTATCCGCAAAGTCAATGAACGCTGTAGTGCCTGTTGAGGTTGGTACTTGTGATACTACAAGAGTGTTTCCGCCTGTTGTGTAACCGCCACCGTTAGCTACTTCATTTGTAGTAGATGAGTAGTCGGTAGTAGCTGCACCTAAAGTCGCTGCAGAAGTATACAACGCGATTTTATAAACCTTTGTAGTACCTGTATTAAAATTTTGTGCGCCGCTCAATAACTGAACTTTAAAGCTTGTGCACATTGCTTGTGAAATTGCCATTTTGTTTCTCCTAAATTACATTACTGGGTATCTTACTTGCCCGTTGCGGTATGCGTCTCTTCTATTTTTACCATCACCAAGTTGTTTCAATAAAGCCAAAGCCTCATCGTAACGTTTTTGATATGTTGCTGTTACATCAGCCTCACCCTTCATGTAGGTGTAAGCTTCTAATAATGCGCCATATAGCAGTACAGAATCAAAGTTATCACCTAACCAACTAGTACCTGCAGTAACAATTGACTGTGGGTAATAGAAGTAGTGCAACTCCATACTGTAACTGGCATCAGGTGTTGGTCCTAATATAAATGTATTCTGGTCAAACTGTGCATAATACTCAGGGGTTCCGTAGAACGCAGCGTCCGTATCAGGATAAGACCCACGAATAAAGTTTACGTCCTTGTCTAGTAGGTATGTAAACTCGTTGTTGCCATTAATCAAAGCTAATGAAAACGTTGCTAACCAATCAGATGGGCATGCTAAGTACTTGTTACCGCTAGTTAGATTACCAATCACGTTCTTACGCAAGGCTGGCAGTTGTACGGTATTATAAACCCTTTGTTCTGCTTCTTGTATAAACGTGTTTATATCAGCCGTTTCAAACTGATTCTCGGTGTAGCTTTCAATCGCTGCAACTAATTGGGTGTAGTTCATTGGCCTACCTTATGCCATCGGACCGCGTGAAGTAAAGCCTTTTGTAGCTGCGCCACTACCACGTTGTTTCATGCCTGATGTTTTAACATCATTACGTGCAGGATTACCGCCGCTTACGCGACGAGCTGGAATACAGCCGTTAGATTTGTCTGCGCTAATGTTGTTTGGATCAGTGTTGTAACTGATATCCGCGTTAGGCACTACTTGTGGTTGATTATATTCTGCCATATTAACCGCCTTTTTGATTAGCTGCACGAGCTAAGTTACGACCCATTTTCTTCATGTCGATTGATTTAACTGAACGTGCTTTACCACCTTTAGAAACGCCACCATCAACAGGCAGTTTAGCACCGTCGATACCTAATTGTTTACCTTTTGTTTTGCCTTTGGTATTGATACCTTGTGCGCCTGATTTAAATGCCATTTTATTACTCCTAAGTTGTTGTTACTGTTACTGTACCGACTTGACCTTCGGCTACTAAATAGTTAACCTCTAGATTAAACGGATCATTTAGTCCTACTGGATTCCAACCCCACTGTATTATCCTACTACCTTGCAAGGGAACCCCTGTTGCATTGGGACTGACGCTTGTTGTTTCCGTTAATTGTAACCCATTTAACCCGGATTGGTAATAGCCTAAATCTGGTCGTGGGTCTCTAACCGCTTGTGGGTCTGAAACAGGATACATACCTAACTGCAGTTGCGGCTGATCCGGTTCCCAACATTCTTGACATACAAGGATGTTAACATTTTTTGTCTTAATAACCAACCGTTTAAGTTGAAATAACTTAAACCTAAATCCGCATCGGTCGCACTGGGCAATTGCAAATTTGCCACTTGAGAATTTACTAGCCATAACCTACCTCATGAACTGCATGCGTGGGGCTAAGCGAATTGCGGCCTTTTCTCTATCCTCGTCAGCTGCGTTCTGGAAAGTCTCTTCGTATATTGCTTTTAGCATTTCAGCCCTAGGTAGAGCATCAGGTATCTTCAAGCTTAAGTGATACGCTAACCCTGCAACCATCGCTGGTAAGAACCTAAACGGTATGTCTTGTGTGTTAGTGCCAC